GATATTTATGCCAGATGATAAGTATAATGGCTTGTATATTCATAAAGAGCTTGTAAAAGGCAAATGGTATGGTATCTGCAGTGGTCCTAAGCCTCAGGTATATACTGGTAATATTGATACTGCTTCTAATCTTGAAGACATTAGAAATAAGGCATTGTACATTGTTTCACCGAGTAGCGAAAATGGTACATTTCCAGTATACGGCCATAAATCCGCTATCTTAACAACCAGATATGGTAGCGATGTATATCTTCAGAGATTATTTGATATCGATGCTGGTGTTGAATGGGAAAGAGCTAAGATAGGATCTACTTCTTGGTATGCGTGGAAGAGAGTTACTACTGAAGGTGATGCGTCATCTCTTGCACAATCTGCTGATACACGTTCTAGAAATAACTCAACTGCCATAAATCAGATTAATGAAGCTATCGGTGGTAGAACAGCAAATCCTAACATTAATAAGAGGGTTTCGTCTAATACATCAGCTATAAATTCTTTAAATAATGATTATAATACATTTAAAAATGGTACTAACTTATCAATACGATCTTTAAATAGTAATGTTATGAAAGCTTTAGACCATTCTGATAAAATTGTTAACAATGATGTGCGAGCAGGACAACTTCCTGGAATAAAAATTTATGCTAATACTAACGTCTTTGAGATAAGTAATCAGAGTTCAGTTCAGGTTATAGCCCAAGACGTTTGTAACAATTGGGGTGCTAACTTTCAGAATTCTATGTTCTTTGTGTCTAATGGTGATGCTGCTGATCATCCGGTTCATGTTGAAGGCGGAAGTTACCTTAATGGTAATGGATGGTGGGCAGTATTTGATAGGGATTACTCTGGCGTTGTTAGAATTAATTGGATGTTAGCAGTGTTTAGTCAATCAATTGCATAAATTCAAAATGGGAGTGAAAATTAGCAATGCCAATATTTAATGGAGATGGAATGTTAGATCCATCAGAATTTTGGGCTTTGGCTGGTGCTTTGAGCGCTGGCCTTATAACCCTTTCAGCAGTGGTTAAGATCATTGTTGATATTATTAAGAAACTTAAGGAACCTGTGGAGACACAGAATCAAAAGTTTGACGAAATTAACAAACGCTTAGATGGAATCGAGGCCAAAATGAAAGACTATGAAGAGTATTTTGACAACGATAAGAAGCGTATAGACCTCCTCCAGGAAGGAAACCGTGTGACACAGAAGGCTATACTTGCTTTAATGTCACACGCACTCGATGGTAATCATACAGAAGAGCTTGAAGAAGCTAAGAATAAGTTACATGATTATCTGTTAGAAAAGTAAAGGAGAAATTTATGGCAACAAGAGAACAGGCAGTTGCTCAGGCTAAGGCTTGGCATGGTAAGAAGGAATCCGACGGCTCTTTTAAGGAGATTGTAGATGTTTTCAACTCTGCTGCTAAAGAAAAGGCTGGGTATTCATGGCGTTGGTGTGCCGAGTTTATCTCTGCAATTGGTATCAAGATTGGTGCAGACTTCCCCATTAGTGCATCTTGCGGAGAGCAGATCAAGATGTGGAAGAAGATGGGCTGTTGGGTAGAAGACGATGCCTATGTACCTACACCTGGCGATGTCGTTTACTATGATTGGGATGATAATGGCAAGGGCGATGATACCACTGGTCATGATCATACTGGTATGGTAATTGAAGTAAGTGGTAGCAAGTTTACTGTTGAAGAGGGTAATAAGAAGGATGCTGTTGGTACTCGTACAATGAGCATTAATGGACAGTATATTAGGGGCTTTGCGGTTCCTAAGTACGATTCTGCTGTTGAACCTGCTCCGGCACCTGCACCTACAAAGAGTATTGATGAGATTGCTAAGGAAGTAATCGCTGGCAAGTGGGGAAATGATCCTGAACGTAAAAAGGCTTTGATCGCGGCTGGTTATGATCGTGATGCAGTTCAGAAGAGGGTAACTGAGATGCTTAAGAAGCCTACTCCTGGTGAAAAGGCTTTGAAGGAGTATACCACATATATTGTAGACCCTGATAAAGTTCATTCTGTTCTTAATGTACGTGCTACACCTAATGGTAAGATTGTAGGACATCTTGGTCCTGGATCAACTGTAGAAGTGCTTGAAACAAAAGGCGATTGGGCTAGAATTGGTACTGATCGTTGGGTCTTCAAGAGTTATCTGACGAAACCTTTCTAAAAAATTCAAAATGGGAGTAATTTATGGCAGATAGTGATACTATTAGCGGCATTGAGAACCTTAAGAGTGCCGTATCGGGTGAAACTCCCGCTTATCAGTACAAAGATCCTAATACAGATATGATGAAGGCCATTAGTAAGTGTATTGATGCCGCTGATGGTACCATTGATGATCAGTATGAGTATAAGAATCCAAATACTGATGTAATAAGAAAGATGGATGAGCTTGCTACCGCTATTTCTGAAGGTGGTGGAGGTGGAATAGAACCATCTCCTGAACTTCCTGAAGAGTATCAGAGGGTTGAGTATTTAGACTTTCAGGGTGGATATTTTTCTGTTAATTTCCCACTAACAGCAATATATAATGTTATATTCTCTACAAGTGAAGAATCTACTACTAGATCTCAGGGAATATTAGGGTCTAGAAGGAGTTCAACTAATCGAGATACAGATTTCCAAGTTAGTATAGCTGAAGATTTATCAGAGGTAGCTTTTTGGCAGAGAGTATTATCGGATACTACTCTTGTTGGTGCAACTAATATATCAAAAGACGAAAAAGTATCAGTTTGGGGTACGTTGACGAAATATAGTAGCGCCTATACTTATATTGGGATTTATAACCCATTTGATTCTGGAACTAATAAATATTCAAAGTATGAATTTTATGGTAAAATTTATAAGACTACTGGATATACAATAAATTCAGAATCTGGGAGTATTTTAGTTCCTCTTTGTGATTTTATACCTTGTTATCGCAAGAGTGACAATCAGGTTGGCCTATATGATGTAGTTACAGAGACTTTCTATACACCCACTTTGTTAACTTATTTATCTGGAACAGTGACTGCTGGTCCTGATGTAAATTAAAAATTGAAGGGAGAACCACAATGCTTAAAGTTGACCAGAAGACTGGTGCTATTTATGGCTGACGAAAAAAGATAAGGATTAATCTACATTTTTTTGAATTAAGTTAAATAAAATCCAGGGGGAAGTTCATATGGAAATAATCAGGGGAACAACCCCGACAATACAAATCACTATACAGGATGAAATCGATCTCGAGCAGATTGCACAAGTTTGGATTTACTTCTCTCAAAGAAATGAGGTAAAAATTAGCAAGAAGTTATCTGATGTTTCTTTTGATTTAGAGCATCACATCGTCTCTGTTAAACTTGAGCAAGAAGATACTCTTGCGCTTGATGCTGATAAAGCGACATTGTTCCAAATAAGATTATTGCTTACAGATGGAACAGCACTTGGCATTGAAGCATCAGATGTAAAAGTATACCAGATTTACAAGGATGGTGTGATTACACCGGAGGAATAATATGGCCAATGAACCTGATATTATTCAAAGAGTGACCGTCAACACCAATCCTGACGGAAAGCTTCCTGCTGATATTCATGGGACAACGCAGTCTATTAATGCTAAGGCAGATATTATTCAAACTTTGTCTGCTAAATTTAATGTTGTAAATGATGAAAGCATTAATTTTGACACGATTTCACAGACTTTGGATGCTCAGTTTGGCACTATCTATGTTGTAAGTGGTAACTCAAAAGTTCTTTATGCTACCACTGCAACATGGAATAGCCAGCCAACTCTGGAATCTATTAGAGGTTGCATTTATATTTATAGTGATCATAAACAAAACGCACAAGGTCAGAATTTGGCCGGTTTTAAAGTTGGCGATGGTGGAGCCTATTTGATAGACTTGCCATTTGTTGACGAACAGATAGAGGAACATATAATGAATACGGTTGTTCATATTACTCAGGAAGAACGAGAGAAGTGGAACAACAAAGTAAGATGCTATATGTCTGAAGTCAAAGATGATATTTTAATATTTACAACTAATTAGGGGGGAAAATATTATGCCTGATATTAAGCAAATCACACTTCCTAGTGGTACAACTTATGACTTGAGAGATAGTCGTGTCGATAGTATTATCTCCCAGGGTACTCGTTGGGTAGGTGTTACAACAACCGCACTGACGGATGGCAGTACAACAAGTACCATTACAATTGAAGGTACAGCACATACCGCAGAAATTGGTGATATTGCTTCATATAATAATATGGAGTTTATTTGGAGCGGTACAATCTGGCAGGAATTTGGTTCCACGGGTTCACTTAAGGCCCTGGCTTTCAAGGATTCGGCTTCTGGTTCTGTAACCGTTCCTAAGACTTATTCATTCACTGGTACACCTACAAATGTATCTGTTAGCGGAACTACGACTGGCTCAGTAAGTGAGACAAAGGGTGCTGTTGAGATTAAGACAAAGTCCAGCGGTACGAATTCCTATACACCTGCTGGTTCTGTTTCTACACCTACGATCTCTGTAAAGACTGCTGGCGCTACAAAAAGTATTACACCATTTGGTTCTGCTGGTTCATTGCCTTCTTGTACACTTCCTACTTATACAGTATCACATGGGGTTCTCACAATTACCGCAGGCTCATTTAGTGCAGGAACGCTTCCAAGTGCTGGTACTGCTGTTACAGTTAAGACAGGAGATGCAGCATATAATTCATCTCAGCCTACATTTACAGGAACAGCAGCATATCTTGAGACAGCTAGTCAGGTTCTTACAGGTGCATCATTTAGTGGTGCCAGTATGACATCTACAGGTAGTGTTACGGCAACAGGCGGTGTTACAACAGCTACAACGGAGAGCAAGACTGTAACAGTTACATAATGAGGTGATTTTATGGCTGATATTTCACAGATAAAGTTACCTGATAATAGTACCTATGACATTAATGCAAAGAAGGTAAACGGACATACAGTAGGTACAGATGTACCGACTAATGCTTTGTTTACTGATACAACATACGAAAGCAAATCTGCGGTAGGTGGTGGTACAGATGTTTCTCTTGTAACTACTGGAGAGAAATATAATTGGAATAATATGGTGTATAAATTTGGAATCAATTCCAGTAATCATGCAACTATTTGGGGAGTAGGAAGTTATTCGGTTTTATTAGTATTTGGTTTTGCACAAGGCATAGGTTGTGTGTCTTTAATTGTGAACATAGCTAATAACCATCTATCTGTTGTCTCTATGGGCAACGGTACGGCGTGGAGTAGTTCAAATTTGACTTTTTCCTATAATTCTACAAATAAGTATGTGATTATTCGATCACCACAATCGAGTTATAGTTATTTGACAGTTATAAATAGCGGCATACCAAGTTAATAATCGATGGGGACGCTTCGCAGAATCTATATGGGTGCAAAGCAAAGTATGGAGTCAGGTAGTTGGGTAACCATACTTATATTTAATTGCGATAACAATCTTAAAAACGGCTCAATATTAAAATTGTCAGGCAGCGGTTGGCCTATATTCGGTACACAGATATTACACATATCTTGAAAGGAGTTTTAAAATGACGACTCAAGGATATTATTTCAGGAGGAAAACCCATGGATGAATCTATATTAGCCACAATAAGTGGTATGCTTGGTATACAGGTTGATGAGAACCATTTTGATACTGATATTTTGGTTCATATAAATTCAGCGCTTAATAGACTTTATGAACTTGGAGTTGGACCTTCTGATAAGCCGTTTTCAATCTCAGGAACGAATGAAAACTGGTCTGATTTTTGGTCAGATGCAGACTCTTTGCTCCAGTTAAAGACCTTCATATATCTCTATGTGAAGCTTCTATTTGATCCTCCGTCTTCAGGATTTGCTACGACAGCAATGCAGGAAGAGATTGCTAAGCTGGAGTGGCTTATGTATGTCATGTGCGACAATAATCGTACTGATATTTACAATTCTTACAAGGTTTACTCTGTCGGCGATAAGTGCATCAATAAGGACAAGTACTATGTCAGAATTGTTCCTCAGACTGTACCGGAGCCTAGATTTAGGCCTGAGAATTGGAAGGAATTTGTGAATAAGGATCCTTATGTTGAGGAATTCTCTACACTTAAGAACTACTATGTTGGTAATAAGTGTACACGTGAACAAAAATACTACGTTGCCATTGCTGATATTCCTGCAGGCGATTGGGACGCAGAGAAATGGGTGGAATATACGCCATGAAAGTAGCTTATATTTGTGACTGCGAGATGGACTGTAAGTCGTCTTGCGGGTGTTGTATAAATGGTGGACCTTGTCAGCATACTACTGATATTCGCCACGCTAAGAACTTTGAGGAAACACCTATCATCATCGGAAATGACAAGTTCGAAGATGTCACACCATCAGATGGTATAGGTGAAGCACATTATGTGGAGAAACCTGTATGAACTACATTATACATAGTGGAGTAAAAGGCCAAAAATGGGGTGTTAGACGCTATCAGAATGAAGATGGTTCATATACAAAAGAGGGTTATTATCATAGATATGGTAAGTACCCTAATGAGTATGGCGGAAAAGATAGTGATCCACAAAAAGGTATAGTTAAGGACGTTGAAAAAGATTATATTATAAAAAAGGGAACAACATTTAATAGAGCCACTACTGAACCAAATGAAAAATTCAAAAATAGAACATATGTTAGTGGATACGAGGGAGCTGAGGGTATGGCTGAGTGGCTCGGTTATACTAGAACTAAAGGTAAATCAATATATGTTGTAGATCTTCAGACAAAACGAGATACAATAATTGCTGGTAAAAATACAGTAAAAGACATTTTAAAAGAGATCGATACTGATAAATCTAAAGAAATTTTAAAAGAGTTAAATAAAACGGCAGGCGAATCTAGTCCACATGATGTAGTATTTACTCCTATGAAAAAGAAAAGTGCTTTAAAACAAACTTTAGAGTTTATGTTTTTACCTGCTTGGGCACAGCAAGGAAATAGTAAATATGAACCAGTCAAAACAAACGTTGATAATAAACCAAAAGAAAAAAGTTTATTTACAGATGGCAAACCTGAAGATTTCTTATATCTGGACTGGAATGACGATACATCAAAAGCTTTTATTAAAGAATTGAAAAAACGAGGGTATTCTGGGTTAGCAGATCCCATGGATGCATTGGCAAAAAATGCTACAGATAATGATGCAATTATATTTGTCAATGATGTATTAAAAAAAGTAGGTGAACATAAAGTAGGTTAATTATGAAATACTCAGAGTGTATGCAGCTTCCTGACTTCATGTCTCGTTATAGATATTTGAAGCTCGGAGGCGGTGTTGGTGAGGAGACTTTTGGTTTTAACAGGTGGTTAAACCAGGAGTTCTACCATTCAGATGCCTGGAGGTCGTTCAGACGAAAGATAATCATAAGAGATGAAGGCTGCGACTTGGCGTGTCCAGGCTTTGAGATTGGTAATAAGATACTAATCCACCATATAGAACCTATAACAATTGCTGATATTAAGAACAACAGTCCTTTAGTATTAGATCCTGAGAATGTCATATGTGTGTCTCACCGTACACATGAGGCTATACATTATGGCTCAGAGGAACTTCTTAAAGGAATGTTTGTTGTAGAACGAAGACCGGGAGATACTAAACTTTGGTAAAGGAGAACTAACTATGAGAATTTCAGACAAGACGTATGATATTTTGAACGACATATCACATCTGTACGCACCGTTTATTGCTATGCTTATGGCAATCCTTGCAATATTCCTTAAGAGCGACACTATGGCTATTGTTACTGCTGTAATTACGGCCATTGATGGCTTCCTTGGTGTTGCTGTGAAGTACTTTAAAGCCAAGTATGAAGCAGAGCATAAAAAGGAATGATATTTGCCTAAAATGCTATAAGGGCCTTTCTGACAAGTCTGTTTATACCTCCCTGTGGAACATAGATATACGAAATAGCATTCAAAACCCATATATGACGCAACTCTCCACGGCCCTTATAGCATTCCTGGATAGGACCTCCTACTGGTTTCGGCTGGTAGGAGGTTTATATTTACATAGGGTATATTTTTTTTTCGCAAGAATTACATATTCTATAATAGCCGAAAGGTAAAAATTATATTTTTGGAGGAACAGAAAAATGAAATGTATGGATTATTTATACGAATGTTATAATGATTCTTTAAGCGGTAAGTGGAAGTATGGATCATGGATTATTGGACATATATGTGGTTTAATAATGATGATATCCTCTATTATATATGGTATAAATGAAATTGAAACCATATTTAATAGTGGAATATTAGAAATTATTTTCGGATATATATCATTAATCATATTTGCCATGCTTGTTACTGTTATAACTGAATTCGTTATACATTTATTGTATGGACTAATCGCAGATAACATTTACACATTAGTACGTTCAATTGAAATCAAAAAAGATATGAAGGAGTTTGAATTAGAAGAAAAGAAGAATAAGGGTTGAAACATACCCTATTCTTTTTCGCATTTTTTACACTCCCTATAATAGGTAAAAACTTTAATCATAAGGAGGAAAAGAAAATGAAAGGTACGATTCACGTAGTTACTCTTGATGACGGCAGAGTTATTGAACTAGCGGTAATACAATTAAGTGAAGATACTCACGTAATTGTAGCACAGGATGGTATGATGCTCGGAGTTATGAATAGAGATCAAGGTGAAGCTATTAATGATTTTCTTGATAAATATGAGGCAGAAATGAAATTTGAGATAGTGGAGTAAACACTCCCTATCTTTTTTCGCAAGAATTACATACTTTATAATAGCCGATATGGCTGAAAGGAGAATAATTATGAGTGAAGAAGAAAAAATGATTGTCAAGGCAATAAGTGTTATGGAAGAACAACTTGTGGATCATATAAATACTTTGGATGTCGAAATTAAATTTTTAGAAAGTGCATTAAAAATTCTAAAAAAGACAAAAGTTAGACGTTCAGATCAGGAATTTATAAATGAGATGATTTGCAATATGAGTGGTTTCATAATGGCTAGTAAAGCAAAAAAAGACAGACTCAACGAATTATTAAAGAAAACTCAGGCCAATAATGGTAAATTAGAAATTGGGGAATAAACTTCCCCTTTCTTTTTCGCAAGAATTACATATAGTATAATAGCATAACATAATGTTAAATTTATGAAAGGAAGGTGATATTTATGTTGTGGTGGATTGTTATTATAGTTATAGTCATTGGAGTTGCTATGTTATTTAGTGGCTGTGGAATGACGTACATGACAATTGCAAAAATACAAGATATGAGGGATAAAGCTCCATATTTGTATGACACGTATTATTCATCTACGGACGATGAGTATGTAACTAAATATGCATTTTACTCTAAAGAAGAGGGCGTTCCTCTTAATAGAGATGATGTTGAAAAGGTTCAATACTATTGGCTGGATGAAGGTTATCGAGTCAGTGAAATAATGTGGGAAGCTGATTTTGAAACCGCATATCTATGGGTATATGCAGATGATCAGTGCGTTGATGTTCCGTATCCAATATACGACAACATTGATTAACTATAAGATATAGGTCTTACATGGCCTATATTTTTCGCAAAAAATACATACTATATAATGCAGTATAAATTTAATTCAGGAGGAATTTAATTATGATGAGCAAAAGAAGTAAAAAGTTAATGAAGATGATTGAGTTTATCACAGCTACAGTGATATTCACTTCAATTGATCTGATCTGTTTCTTTAGCGATCATTACATATTGGCATTTATAACAACATGTATTGCATGCGCTTTAGCACACGGAACGGTCAAGAGTGTAATATCATATCTGGATGAACCAAGAATTGTTATTACAAAAAACATTTCGATTGACGAAGAAGAAGAAAAGGAAAATATTAAATAAATACTGCAAAAGAAGACATGGGTCGTGAATCACGGCCTATATCTTTTTATTACATTCGCAAAATTTACATATACTATAATGACAATAATTTTAAGGAGGTGATTTGTGATGGTCGAAAGCAAACACAATCCTGAAGGTCATGAGGATTTTGTGAACTTTTCCAAAAGGGTTTACAAGAAAGATCCTTCTGAAATGACGGATGATGAATTCGACAGAGCAGAAGATGACTGGTTATGTCGTTTGAAGGGTTGAAACATACCCTTTAAACTTTCGCAAAATTTACATATACTATAATGATACTATAATTTTGAAAGGAGAAAGCATATGGGTATCAAGTTTAAATCAAGTACGAGAAACACATGGATTGAACATATGTTGAGATGTGTTGATAATGTTAATGACAAAATGAACACTATCTCGAATGATGTTCATCATAAACTCGAAATTGAACAGAGACGTAATATCGATGCTGATATTGATAAAGTATAGGAAAAGCATATAGCTCATTCGTGGGCTATATTCTTTCGCAAGACTCAAAACACAAGTTGATATTTGGAAAACAAATAGAGAAATACAGAGATTGCGATCTAAATTAGATGATCTTGAAACTAGGGAATCTTCATTGGATTGGAGTATAGACCAGGAAGAACAGTATTTGAGAGAAGTTATGCGAGAGGATATGGGGGAGTAACATCTCCTATATCTTTTTAAATTATATTTTTTAAAAAGGAGATTTAAAATGGCTACAAAAATTAATTATGAAGATGTAAAAAAGATTTTAATGAACACCAACGTAATAAAAAGATCAGCAGAGAATTATCGTGATTCTGTATTAAAAAAGATTAATAGACTTGCTAATGATGAACCAAAACCGCCATATCATTTTATGTTTGCTTTTGAAGATAGGAATGATATAGAAAAATTCATTAAAAAGAACAAAAAATGGTTTACTCCATGGTCTGAAACTACAATAAAAGAATATGGAGGAAGAATTAACCATATGCAATTTGGTTATTACTATGATGAAGAAGATAGAAGCGATTATTCTTTCTGTAAGGTATTTATTAATGATAAAATCATTGGTGTGAATATACATATTCTTCATGTATATATGTCATCTACATATATAAATAATTTATCAATGGATACTGGGTCGTTTGAAAAAACTAGAGCTTATGAAATAAATAGAAAAACTAATAAAAAAGAAAGCGCTAGTTGGCTTTATAGAGCAATTTATATTTATAACAAGGGGGCTTAAAATGACAGATTTAACAGAGCTTAACACATTGGAAAGGTATCTTCAGGAGCATGATATTCCTTATAGACGAATTGATGATACAGGTACTTATTCTTCAAGTGGTGATTACCGTTGTGACCGTCATCAGATAATGGTGTATAAGGATAAAAATGATTTGTCATCCAGTAATAATGCACATCATTGGATTTGGAATGTAAGATGTCAACACGGTGAAGCAAATGGATCATATGGTCATGAACAGGGTCTTTTAGAGCTCTCAGGCCTACTTATCGACAAAACAAAGACTGGAGATAAGCTTGTAGAAGGTTACTTATTTGCTAGTGACATTATTGAAAGATTAGAAAAGGAGGCTAAAAATGGCTATAAAAAGATATAGAAATCGTGAAATTGAAAAAATTAATAATTCAGAAATACCAACTTGGATAAAAATTTTAAAATGTCCTTTTTGTAATAAAAAACCGACATTATTTAGAATAAAGAATCAAGAACCACATATTCAAAGTATTTATCAAAATTATCCTTATATTTATCCATATATAACATGTTTTAATTGTAATACTATTAGTGTTAATTCTCGTACTATTCCTGATACCATTATGAAATGGAATATGAAAGTAGAAAATAATCAGATTGAAAAGGAGGCTTAAAATGACATTTCTTGATGACGATGGTGAGATAACCTTGAAAGAATATTGGCGTAACTATGAGGAATATGATATAAACAACATGATTCTCGACACCCAAATAGATTTTGAGTATGATTACAAGTATAAAACAATGCTTAGGAACAGGTTGTCTCCTATTGTTTTATTGAAACAACTAAACATACCATATTGGATAGATGCTAAAGGAAAGTTACATATTAAGGAGATTTGACAATGGCTAAAATTGCAGATGGAAAGGCACTATTTGTGTATGATGGACCTTTCTTCCATTTTGGAACAGTACAGGGACATGGAATATTTCATACCTATGCTGTTTCTTTTGAACAGGCTCGTAACAATATTATATATCAGTATAAGAAGTTGCACGGCTACAAACCAGCATTTAAGTTAACAATTGATATGACAAAATTAAAGGCCGAGGAGGCTTAAAATGATTGAAAAAATGATTACAGTATTAAATAATTATTATAAAAAGAATAAAGATCGCGTTGGCGAGTATGGAATTCAATTATTTGATTGTCCATGTAAGGAACCAGACCCTCAAGAGTGTATATTTGAGGATGGTGATGTACGAATAATGGTTTTCGAAGGTACGGGCTATATGGATATACTCGGTCTTACAGATGATGAATATAAGGAATTATATTTTCAATTACGTAAATCAAATAGTTGGGGTTTCTATAATGTTACATGGGACGATAAATATTTTAAATAAGGAGGTTTAAGTATGACCATTTTCATTATTTGTATGGTAGCAGTAGTACTTGCTATGGGTATTGTCGGAGGAATTTATATTTTAGGGCTTAAGGACGCTATCAAGGAGAAGGAGAGTAGAATTGATAAACTTGAGCATGACCTTGAATGGTGGCAGGAGTATTGTGACAGTATTACTGCTGAGAAGACCACAATTATTAATACACATGAGAACAGACTCAAGGAACTTGAGAAGAATTCAGAGATGCTTCTTAAGGAACTTGAAGCTGCTCAAGAAAAGGCTCTTAATAAGGAATCTGAGAACGATAAACTTATATTTGAAATGAGTCTTAAGGATGGCATGTCTGAAACCGAGGCCATGAAGAAGATAGACGAGGCTAATGCTATAAGAATAGCAACAAAGGATCTTGATTTTCCACCTGTAGGTAAAATAGAAGAAGATCCAACAGACTTTTGGCCTACAAATATTATTAAACCAGATGCAATTAGTAAATTTTTAAATAGACAGGCTAAGAAGGAGGAATAAAGTATGTATATTGAGTCTGCAACAGTTACGACATCACCACATCTATATGATAATAAAATAGAATTAGTTCTTACAGGGGCTAGTGATGTAGACTGTCAAAATCTTGCTGATATTTTTAAAGAAACTAGGCATCTAGGATTTATTAAATTACGCTCCAGAAATTGGTATAATGAACAAGTTTTAGGAATAAATGATGCAGATAATATAGCTGCAGCAAAAGAACAGATGAAAGCATATATTTTAGGAATAAATGACGAAAAGGAGAATAAAACTATGACAGCTACAGAACTTTGCAGAATAGAAAACGAGGCTTATAATAGAGGATATGAAAGAGGAAGAAAGATTGGATTCAGTGAGGGTACATCAACACATGCAGGATTTACTTGGCATAATCCGGATCTTAAGATTAAAAAGGTAATCTTCAATGACCCTGCAACGATTGTGTTTTGGGCTGATGGTACAAAGACTGTAGCAAAGGCTCATGGTGACGATAAGTTTGACAAGGAAGTTGGACTTATGGTTTGCATTGCAAAGAAGGCTCTTGGTAATAGAAGTAATTTTGACAAGGTATTCAAGAAGTGGATTAAGTAATTAACAAAAAGTTTTACCAAATTATATTTTCAACAAAGGAGAAAAAATATGAGAGTTTACAAGTGTGACAGATGTGGAAGTTATTATGATGTTCAGAGCCAGATTGGACCTTTTTATGGAGAGGTAAAGGATGAACATGAGGTATATAGCATGGAAGGTAAGCCCACAATAAAGGGTAAGGATCTGTGTGATGATTGTATGAAGGATCTTAAGAGATGGTTTGTTTTGTGTAACAAGGAAGAGAAGATTGAAGTGACTTCTGAGGGCATTCATGATATTCCAATAGCTGAACTTGGACTTAGTACCAGAGTTGAGACAATTATAAAGCGTAATGTATTTGGGATTGTCTCAATTGGCGATATAGTTGATCTCGACTATAACCAGATTAGAAAAATGAAGGGTATGGGTAAGAACTCCATAAAGGAACTTGTAAATAAGTTAAGAGAGTTCCGTATACCTTATTTTTTACACATGCTTGACAATGGCAATGGTATGTTCGTGAGAAAGTATGAGGAGTAATAACTATGAGTATAGAAAAATGGTCTCTACTTCCATTTACTTATTGCGTAAATATGGAAAAATTCTTAGCTGATGAATTTAATAAATATTTTTCAAGGAACACATACTTTTTTGTTACACAAGTGATTTTTAGTACATCAACATATCCGCATATTTATGCTACAATTTTAACTCGTAAACCATTAACTGAAAAACGAATGCAAGTAATGATTGATGATGCTAAAAAATCAGGTTATAAGATGTGTTTTCAAGACAGTTGTTATGGTTATTATCGTGAAAAAATTAATGATAAATATGGTAAAAAAGTATTACTACACGGTACAAAAATAGCTATGCGAGGAGAAATTTAAATGTTCACAAAAGACTTTTTAAAAGATGCATTCTTCGAGAACTTTATCTTTATGATATTTGTAGTGGTGTTGACGGTTCTTTCTGTTGGTATTTTTAAGAACATGCAGCATCTTCATGAAGCAGAGGCTAAATGCGGGCCTATGAAGGTTCATCTATCTGTTGATATTTCTCCACCGGATGTCTCGGAGGCTTTTGAGGTTAAGAAGAATCGAGAGAAAGCTCTGAAAGTTCTCAACAACTACGCTGATATTCGTAAGGTAATGTCACATGTAAGTCTTCCTGTTGATAGAATGGTACTCACTGATATTGGTAAGTACTATATCACGGGTTACACATCCGTTGAGTGCGGTGGTTCTACTATGACGGCCAGCGGAGCCACCGTACACAAGGGAGATCCCACAACATGTGCTATAGATCCTAAGCTTCATGACTTTGGTGATCTGTTTTATATTCCTTACTTTGATCAGGTGTATGTAGCAGAGGACACGGGTTCAGCGGTCAAGGGCAAGCACTTAGACTTATATTTTTACGATGATGAGTACAACTATGCACTCTCTATCACCGGATATTATAAGGTCTATAGTGTTGATTATGTCACAGAGTATGTCTCGGCAGATTATTTTAACATAACCGATATGGTTTGGGAGGTACAGAATGGAGAAACTTGAAAATTGTCCCAATTGCGGAGGCTTTCTTGATAATTTTGGTAGATGTGAATTCTGTGGCTCAAAAGTTTATGACCTATGTGATATCGACGTTGTTACCCGAGGGATGAAATATATCAGGATTAAAACTGATTGTGGTATTATCCTTGCTCCGGTAATAGTAAACACAGTAGGTATCACATGCAGCCAAGATAGTTGGCCCACCATGGATATTGAACTCGTGGTTTGCGGTGATATGACAATGCAGGAGGTACAGAATGATAACTGAACATGGCTGGGAACCCATGACTGACAAACAAGCGCTTGATATTTTAAAAAGCACAAAAATGACTATTGGAAGACAAAACGGTAAAACAATGTTTCGAAGTTTATTAATGGAAGCAATGTGTCATGCAATAAAAGCTTTAGAAGAGAAGGTTGAAAAGGAGGCAGAAAATGGATTGGATAGTTAAATGCCGGTATGTCAAAGATAAAAACACTAATAAATTAAAAAGAGAGATCATCAGGATATGTCCTAAATGTAAGGATAAGAGAAAGATTAACAGTGCATCTGAGATGTACGATTATGAATGCCCAGTTTGTGGACAAATAATGGAAAGAGAAGGTTATGTTGTAGACATGGGAGGAGAAGAAAAATGAAGTATAAATATATTTTTCATACAAAAGATGTAGCATATACCATAACACTTACCACTAATGCTAATATTAATTTTGATAAGATTAAGAATAAAGAGATTCCATTAGCAATAATTGATAGAGAGACCGGAAAACAGGTTTGGGTTAATCTTCAAGAGATTGTCTATATAGAAAAAGAAGTAAACGAGGTACAGAATGAAACATACTGAATGCGAAGATTGTAAATTAAGCGATGGTGATTGTGGACACCACTTTAAAATGGACGGAATTACAAATTTTGGTATTGCTGCTGAGTGGGCTTGCGACCGATTTGGAGATTGTCAATTTTTCAAGCCAAAACCAACGGGAGCTAAAAATTGTCCGTATTGTAATGAACCGGCAGACGTAGATGTCACCGTAGGATACACTCAGATTTATTGTCCTAGATATTCTTGTGACATGCCTTATATGGTGGTTCATCAGGATAAAGAAGAGGCAGTAAAGGCTTGGAATAAACTAGTAGAACAGATAGAACAGGAGGAATAAAATGGATAAGATTATATGGATCGCTCAAGCAATTTCTGTAGTTTGTACAGTAGCTCTGTTCGGTTTTCTTATTCTCCAGAGACTCTCATTAAATAGGGCAGAGAAGATGCTGGACACAACAGTAAAAATTGAAACCGTTGATCATGATATTTTGGTTTTAAAGTTTAATGGTTTTATTAAACCAGAAGCTCGAGATCAGATTTGTAAAGAGATTAGAGAACAGTATAAGACAGGAGTTGTATTTGTTCCACAATATGTAGATGTATATGTTGTTAAATCTAAGAAGTACATTGCTAAGGAGGACTGATATTTATGGATTTAGGAGCATATGCACAAATTGAAGCATTAGATAAGGTGGCAGAATTAAACGGTATTAGTGTTCCTAGACTTCGTGGTTACCGTCTTATGGTAAATGAAGAGCCTGTTGATTACAAGGAATTCAGAGAATCTGTTGAGTTGGATGTGGTCATAGCTTGTTGTGAAACTCATTGGTATCCAAGTTCTTGTTGTTATGAAATTAGTTCAGCAACTAGAGATAGATGTAGATATTACATCAAGAACTATGATTTCTACTATAAACTTCCTGAAAAAGAAGGTTATAAGAAGCCTGAAGTCAGATGGGATAGAATAAGTGGCAAAAGAAAGCGTATAGTTATTACTGAAGTCAAAAACAGGATGCGTGCGATTAAAGAACAGTATGATGTGTGGAATAAATATTGTGGTCAACCTAATGTGTTGTACATACATTCAAGAATAGGTGGTGCTAACTGGATTTATTATGATGGTCCTAAGTTAACAGAAGAGCCGTGGTTTCTTGAAAAGGTTGACGATTCTGGTGATTCTACATATTGTGATATTTATGCCAAGATAGACCCAGAAACACTTAAAAACATTGATCTTAATGAGGGGGATTGATATTTATGAGAAAAACAGAAGGGAACATTATTTGGGAAGTAACAGAAGCTTGTAATCCTGTTACTATATCCATATATAATGCTGATGATGGAGTTTTATTAGAAGAAAGAACGTATAATTGTGAGCATGAACCAATATTTGGATTTGACTGGTATGATGTTTCTCAAATAAATGTTATTCTTGATGAGATGGTGGCTAAGTATAAAAAGGAGGACTGATATTTATGGCAGATGCAAAAAGATGTGATAGATGTGGAAAGTATTATAGTAGAAATGATAATGATAGATGCAACTTAAGTTATCATGATTTGCGTTATTATGAAAAATTTGATATTGATGACGAATACATTGTACCAGTCACGGTAACATTTAATGAAACCGGTGTACATTATTTTAAATTTGAATTATGCCCGGATTGCATGAGAGAACTTATTCATTTTATTGCTAGTAAGGAGGAACCAAATGACAATAACACTTAAAACACACGATAAAGCTCAGTCTATGAGTATACTAAGATATTTGAAAGAGCATGGCGCCACATACACAACTTCAATAGAGGATGACAGCCGTGATCCTTCGAATGAGATGTATGTAATCAATGTTGAAGATGATGACAAAAGTATGAATGCAGTATCTGATTTATTGAATTTGAGGTGATATTTATGGAGCCGATTAAGATTTCATGGTGTAATGAAAACATATGTTGCGCCGATGTAGATTTAAGTAGAAGGAATGGACTTTTAAATTTCACACATGAATTAACCGTCAATTTAACTAAAAAAGATGATATTTATGAGTTCCTTATTGCTGACGAAATAACACCTGATGGCTGGGTTACTTATGAGACAAAAGAAGAACTAGATGAGGTTTATCCTACAGTATATGATGATATTTTGGAGGCGATTAAAAATGAGTAAAATGTCTGATTTGCATATAGAACTTTGTGAGACTTTTGCAAAGTATTATGATGAGAATAAGCCGGTAACAGATATTGTTGATGATACGCTTGACGATATTTCTAAGAGTAGACCGGATTATTCTTTCAAGTATCAGGAACTTGTTCATTTCTTATTCGAGAATGAACATCAGATTAAGTCTATTAAAAGTATGAAAGAAGGTTAAATTATGGCTAATGATTTTGACAAGTTTTTTATTGATTTTGGTATGACACCGGAGGAAAAGGAGAAGCTTAAGGATGCAGCAAGTGCTTTGTTTGATATTTTTACATCACTCAAAGAGGCTGGATTTACAGATGAACAGGCGATGCAGATGATGAAGATTCTTTCAAAAGGAGAGTAATTATGGATATTAGACATATTGCAAGATCAGTCATTGATACAGAGATTAACGATCATTATTGGTCTGTTATAAATGATATTTGGAGCGCATACGAAACCCGTATGAAGATGATAGATGGTATTGATTCAGACGATCGTCCTAGG